TACATTCTTAGATTCTTTAGTATCTAATTATAGATTTCACAATAAACCTAGCATAACTATGAAAGGAGGTACAGTGCTACGTAGAGCCCCATTGGCTCCTTCTAATCAAGGACAGGCTATACGAGGTCAGCACCCTACATTCTTAGTTATAGACGAAAGTCCATTAATCGACGATAAATTATTCGTTGATAATGTAGAACCATGTATTGTGGCTAACAGGGCTCCATTTATCAATTTAGGCACCCCAAAGAGCAAAGATAATCACATGTGGCGTTATTTATATGATGATGCGTATGCGGAAAGCTTTGAAAGGCTACATTATAATTGGAAAGATGCTATAGTGCAAGGTAGAGCTTATGAAGCGGCATATACTGAAGAAGATATGTTAACGAAGATGATGGAATGGGGTGAAGATTCCATTTACTGGAAAACTGAATATGAATGTGAATTTGTAGAAAGCGTTTCAAATGTCTTCAATCCGGAAAAAATCAAAGCGTGCCTCGAGGATTACGACCTCTATACCAGAGATAGAGCTCTCGAGAGCAGAGCAGAACTTTATAACATTAACGTGGGTGTGGATATTGGTAAATCCGTTAATAGCACTGCTATTACTGTTTGGAGGACCGAAAAACATGATGGAGGTAATATTGCACGCCTCATATATATTGAAGAAATTAGTCCTAAAACTGGCGGACATGACATTCCATATCAACGTGAACGTATCATTGACGTTGCCAAAAGTTTTAATGCTGATAGGCTTATTGTGGATGCTACGGGTATTGGCGGGGCGATTGAGCAAGATTTAAGAATGGCTTGTATACCAGATAGTATACATTTTATTGGATTTGTCTTTACTGGTGGTCCAAAAGGTACAAAAACTCAAGTTTATAGAGATTATGTGTCATATATTCAAAAAGGTCAAGTAAAAGTACCAAATTTTAAGAATTTACCCGAAAATGAGTCGAAATTAGTTAGAAAATGGCTAAGAGAACACACCGATTTAGAATATGTTATGGATATAGCTAATAAAACAGAGAAAATATCTGCTCCAGATACAAAACATGACGATTATTGTGATAGTTCAGTTATGGGCATACATGCAGCACTTTCTATGCTTCCATCAGAGGGTTCATTTGCTTCTGTTAGTATAGAGAATAAGAAAACCTATAATAAGAGGGCTTCTAGCGCATCTAGAGGAGGTATGGGTTTGATTAGGAGTAGAACTCGTCGAAATAAACTAAATAAATACTCTCTAAGAGGTATTTAGGGAAAACCTTTATATAGTAACACGCTATATATTATTGTGAATTGAATGGCTCTCCGAGATTACTGGCCTTTTAATAGGCGAACATTCGCTTCAGTTGGAAGCAACCCATCGTATAAAAAAGACGAACCTCGCAGTTATGGTGAGGGAGTAATTAAACGTCTTAAATTAACTAATAGATATGGTGGTATAGGAGGCGGCGATTTTGAAAAACATATAGGTGACCCTAGAACTTATATGAATGTATATTTAAGTGACCCGCTAGTTAGAACATTAATAGACCTCCCTTGTTTATATGCAAGTAAAGATGGTTGGGATATAGTTACTGATGACGAAACTTTACGAGAATCAATAACTGCTATGTTTAATGAAATAAATATAGACCAGATTATATATGGTTGGTTGCGTAATGCTAGAATATTTGGTACGAGCTATTTAGAATGGACTGGAGACAATTTAGTTCTCCGTTCTTCACAAAATATGTATATACAGAGGGATGAAAATGGACAAATTAAGTACTATTACCAAAGAATCGGCTCCCCAGATGAAGATATACGATTTGAAGAAGACGAAATGGTACACTTACTTAACAACACGTTCGATGATTACGCTTATGGTCTTTCTGACATCCATCCAATTCTTTATTTGGTTGACCTCAAAGATTACGCAGAACGGGACGTTGGAACTGCTCTCAATAAATACGCTGTTAGTAGGTTTGATATTAGCGCTGGACTCCCCGATATGCCTTATGGTCCTGATAAAATTAACGAAATTGTGGACGCATTCAATTCCTTGGAACCCGGCGAAGACATTATTCATGGTAATGATATTGTTGTCAAGGAACTTCAAGGTACCCAAAGAGCATTCGAATATGGTAAATATATGGATGATATTACAAAAAAGATTCATATGGCACTTAAAGTACCAATAACAATGTGGGAAAAACCAGAACAAGCTCGACCTATTTTTGAACCTTATGTTAAATATTTACAAGCGTCCGTGGAAGCTGCACTCAATTCGCAGTTACTTCCGCAACTTGGGGACGCAAAATTTAAGTTCCGCCAAATCAATGTTGATGACTCCTTTGTAAAGGCTAAGACAGATATGGTTTACCTCGCTGAAGGTGTGCTTTCACCTGAAGAGGTAAGAATGGAACGTGGTATGAACCCTGCAGGAGTTTCAGAAATGCAGGACACTGCTGAAAATGTTAATGTTTCTGGTGGTAAAGACCAAGATAAGAAAGAAGAAAGCAAGAGAACCGAGAACAGAGGTAATCAACCAGCGGCAAATGCCACAGGAGATAGAAAGAATGAGTGAGTACGAAAAGTGCACTTTGGAAACGGCTCAAACTCTTAAAAAGAAGGGTATTGAGAACTATGAGACCATGGCAGCCAATATGTGTAAATTATGGGCAGATGATAATGGTGTAGAGCGAAATTTCGCTAGAGATAGAGCAAATGAGGAACAAACAAGAAGTTTTGCGGTAGGAGTTGGAGAGCTTTCTACTGTAGAAGATTTTGTAGAATTCCCTGTTACAGCCATAACATCAGGGCTTCACGACGCTGATGGAGACCAAAAGGTTTATATAGAACCGTCCATTATAACTAATAGTGTAGGAAACTTTAAAGAGTTACCTATATATTATACGCACCAGCGTACACCGGAGGATTTGATTGGTCAAGCAATTAATCCCGAGGTAATTGAAACGGACGATGGTAAGACAGCTATTAAAATGCTGGCTAAAATCGACAAGAATGCAAATGAAAGGGCACGACAGGTGCTTGATAAGGTTAACGACGGCGATATTACGCATGTTAGTATTGACTGGGCCTCTAATGACGTTGATGTCATGGGAGAACCATTCGCTACTGATATACGACCCGCCGAAATAAGTTTTATTGATAATGAAATTGCGACTCCAGTTTGTGAGTCTTGCACTATAGATGGTGAGTGTGATACACACGAAGACCATGAAAGTAATGAAAAAGAAACTTGCTGTGATGATTGCAAGGATGGAAAGGAATGTGAAGACTCAGATGAGGAAATAACTATGACAGAAGAAGTAGTTGAAAATAAAAAGTCAGAAGCCGAATCTATTGTCGAGCGGGAGTTCGCCTCAGTCAAGAATGAACTCGCAGAGATGACAACATCTTTCGAGGAAGTGAATTCAAAATACACTGAAGCACTAGACACAATCGCTAAATTCGAAAAAGAAGCTGAAGAACGCGCAGTTGCAGAAGCAAAAGCACGTAAAGGAGCATTTATTTCAAAGATTGTAGCTAAAGAGCTAGTTTTGAAATCGCTTGATGAGGAAACTAAAGAGGCTCGTGAAAAAGAACTGTCAGCTTGGGATGAAACCAAACTAGATGGTTTTTCATCTGCATTGGAAGCAATTCCAGAAGCAGAGGAATCCGAGCGAACTTTCGGCAAGGGTAAAGCCCATGACGACGAAGAGAAGCCCTTAGAGGCTGAAGAAACAAGCCGCATGTTTGCAATGAACGATGCTGGCAGAATTGTGCTCGCTAAAGAAGCACAAAGAGGTAACTAAATATGGCAACAGAAATATTAGTAAATGATGGTGGTGCACCAGCAAGGATTATTCCTATTATAGCAAATGAAGCTATAACAGCTGGCGACGCTATTGGACTAGTACATGTTGCATCTGGAAATGCAAAGGCAATTCAACTCGATTCGGCAGATACTAGCGTATTTTTCGTTGGAGTAGCTTTGGCTGATGCAGCAGCAGATGCAGTATGTAATGTAGTTACAGGCAGAGGAGTAGTTTGTATGATAAATGCCGCTGATGTAAACGGCGGTGTAGGATTAATGGCTTCAACAACTGATGGTCAATTAACTACTTACGCAGATGGTACAGAACTTTATAGAGACCCTGTAGCATTAACATTGGAGGATAATGGAGCAGCTGGTTTAACCAAATGCTTGATTCTTTAAGGAGATAAATTATGCCTATAACAGCATCAGAAGGTCTTTTAACATCAGCAAATAAAGGAGCATACGCAGCAGCAGGAACTGGAACCGCTGAGAAAGTACTTGTAGATTACAAGGACGCACTCGTCGATTACAAAGCTACTGACTTGCCCGTTATTTCGATGTTCGCAGAGACCATGACAACCGATACAGGTGGGGACGTAGACATTTCATTCGCATTACCATCCATGAAAATGGAAGCTATTGATGAAGGAAGCACTCCAGCATACCAACACACAAAAATGCGCTCAGAGCGTGTTTCCGTGAAGGAATGGGGAATTGCAGTCGGTGTAACCCGCAGAATGATAGAAGATTCAAGGTTCAACGAAGTTGAGCTAGCATTGAA